TTGGACGATTCCTACAAGCTCGCTGTCGCCATAGCGAATTAGGCTCATAAAGGGAAATCGCTCTAGAAATTCTTTTAACTTACTATCCATCGCTAGTACTTACCATTTGATTGACTAGGTGTCCTGCTAAATAACGATATGGCTACTTTAAACACAACTATTCCAACTGCTTCTCTTAACTACGCAGGTGCCGGCACCGGGCATAGCCTAACACGGCATGTACCAAGTTATACTGACCAGCGCATAGTCTGGTTTAAAGGTGTAGATAATCTGTTAGATCTTACCGTTACAGGATCAGATCGTAGACCGGTGAGTTTATTAAACAAAGAACTAACAGTTACCTTATGGGACACCGTAACAGGAACCACAATTTTCCGTCGTCGTGCAATTGCCACAGTTCCAGAGTCTGGACAGGCCAGACTAACTATTTTTGCCAGAGATCTAATGACCACACCTAGTGGAATTTACAAACTAGGCGCTACTTTTGTTGACAGCAACGGATTAGAAACTGCACTGACCTGGAATAGAGCAATGCAAGCTGGATTTGACATTGAAGTCAAAGACGAAGTAATTCCAACCAGCAGAACCACAATCACCGTTGACGCATGGACCAACTCAGGCGGAACTTATGTTTCTAGTGCTGTAAACGGCCCCAATTTTTACCGCAAGGATTTGACTTTGTTTTCAGTGGCATTGTATGCAACCAACTACACTGGTATTGTTAAAGTACAAGGCACACTTGATGATGTAGTGACTGGAAATACTCTTTGGGCAGACCTAAAACCACAAGATACCACTTCACCTATTTTGACACTCACCGGTTACACCGGCATTGATCCATACAACTATTATGGCGGTGTTCGTTGGCTAAGAACCGTTCGCGTTGACAACCCTAGCAACGCTGGAACCCTTGACAAAATCCTAATTAGAGTGTAAACTAGCTCTATAATGAGTCTAGTTGAATCAACTTTACGGTCCCACCTACCTGCATTAAAAACCTCATCGTCGGGATGGCTGAATACCAACTGTCCAGTATGTGTGCAGAACGGCCAATCACGGCCCGACACTCGCCGCCGCGGCGGTCTGAGATTTGATGTAGACAAAGTAGGATACCACTGTTTTAACTGCGGCTTTACTACAGGCTGGCGACCGGGCCAACGCCTAGGTATTAAGCTAATCAAGCTCATGCGTGGGTTTGGAATAGATGAAAGCGAAATACAAAGAATAAAAATTCAACTCTGGGAACAGGTTGCACCAGAAGAACATGTCATTGAGGAGCCTTTTAAAAAGCCAGACTGGTCTGAAATCAAATGGCCATGGGAAGTCGCAGAATTAACACTACCCGCCGCCGAGTATCTTGACAAGAGGGGTGTGCTTGAACTGAGCGACTGGTACACTAGTACTAGCACATTACAAGGCATGGATAGTCGAGTTATACTACCATACACCAGTGATGGAAAAATTGTTGGCTATAGTGCCAGGTGGATAGGTGAAGTCCCGGATAAAAAAACAGCAAAGATGCTGTCAAGTCGCCCACCAAGCTTTGTTTTCAATCTCGATCATCAAAGCCAACAGCGTAAGTATACCATAGTCACTGAAGGCGAATACGATGCCTTGACACTTGATGGTGTGGCCATAATGACCAATACCATCAGCCCAGAACAGGCCAAGATTATCGAGGACATTGACAACGAACCGGTTGTGTTGCCAGATAGGGATCGTGCTGGCATGATATTAGCACTACAAGCGGCAGAGTTGGGATGGAGTGTTAGCTTTCCAGAATGGCCGGATGGCATCAAAGATGCCAATGATGCGGCACAACAATTTGGAAGAGCTGCCACGCTACAAAGCGTGATTATGGCGATTGAGCCAAACCCATTGAAGATTAAATTACTAGCAAGGCGGTGGTGTGTATAAAGTTCAAATTGATTGGCGACTAGGGCAGGATACCACTGAGTGGTGGAACCAAACATGTGCCTGGGTAATAGAAGAGTTTGGCCTACCCGGCAACTGTTACACAACGGAACTAACTGAAAATTACATGATTTTTAATTTTGAAGACAAAGAAAATGCCATACTAATGCTGTTGCGGTGGGGGAAAAATTAATGGCTGATGAAGCCAAGAACTACGGACATGACATACAGCAACTATTTTTGTCATTTCTAATTAGCAACAGAGATTTGGCTGCTCGTTGTCAGAATGTGCTAGAACCAGAACACTTTGATCGCAGACTCAGAGCTGCCGCAGAGTTTATCAAAACCTATGTCAATGAGCATGGCAACATTCCTGATGCTATACAAATCAAAGCATCAACCAATATTGAATTAACCGACCTTGGTGACCGCGCACAAGAACACAGCTCTTGGTTTTTAAATGAGTTTGAAGGCTTTGCTAGACACAAGGCACTTGAAAAGGCAATCTTACAAAGTGCTGATCTATTGGACAAGAGTCAATACGGCGCAGTGGAAAAGCTTATCAAAGATGCAGTACAAGTAGGCTTGCCTAAAACATTTGGTACAGACTATTTTGCAGACCCTAGCGGACGATTGACTGCACTCAAAGACAATAATGGACAGTTGAGTACTGGCTGGAAGACCTTGGATGACAAACTTTATGGTGGTTTCAATCGCGGAGAGCTCAACATCTTTGCTGGAGCATCGGGTGCAGGTAAGAGTTTGTTCTTACAAAACCTAGGTCTTAACTGGGCCATGACAGGACTTAATACTGTTTACTTTAGCCTAGAGCTCAGCGAAGGCTTGTGTGCCATGCGTATGGATGCCATGTTGTCAGATACTCCAACAAGAGAAGTATTTAAAAAGCTTGAGGATGTTGATCTTAAAGTACGCATGGCAGGAAAGAAAGCCGGCATTCTACAAATTGTACAATTGACAAACGGTATCACAGCAAATGATATCTTGGCATGGGTGCGTGAATTTCAAACTCAACGCAAAGTCAAAATTGATGCTATCCTAGTCGACTACTTGGATTTGATGATGCCGGCCAGTCAAAAGATCAGCGTCAGCGACATGTTTGTCAAAGACAAGTTGGTAGCAGAAGAATTGCGTAACTTGGTTGTCAGTGAACAGCTACTATTGGCAACAGCTAGCCAGTTAAACCGTAGTGCAGTTGAAAGTGTGGAATTTGACCATTCAATGATTGCTGGTGGTTTGAGTAAGATCCAAACAGCAGACAATGTGTTCGGTATCTACAGTACACCAGCAATGAGAGAGCGTTGCATGGTGCAGATTCAGTTTATGAAAACTCGTAGTTCCAGTGCAGTTGGACAAAAGATTGATCTAAGTTTCAATCCAGATACCCTGCGTATTTCTGACGCAGCCGATGACAGCAATACCAATGTCAGTAAAGCATCAGATGTCTACGAAAGAATTAAGCAAAGATCAAATGTAGGAACAACTGTCAACACCGGGTCAACTGCGCCGGCCAAGTGGGAGAAGCCCACCGGAACTCATGCTTGGGATAAGCCAATGAATAATTCAGGTGCAGAAAATGCTGAATCGCGTCCTGCAACTGCACCTGTGGCCACCAGCGTTCAGCGAGCCGCGCTGGCTAAAATTGTAACTAGAGAAATCTAATTTACTTTGGCTCGTACTTAGAAATCATGGGCTTTTTGGCAGCGTCAAGCTCTGGTTTTACATTGGCTGCAATATCAGCTTCATTGTCTTCTTCGGCTGATACATTAAAATCACGAATGTCACTTCGCATTCTCTGAATCAGCGAATTATCACTGGCAATAATGTCAGCCATGCTGGCAAAGGCAGCGGTCAATAGCTTGGATTCGGCAAAGGTAATTGGCTGTTCTGCTGACAATTTATTCAAAACTTGCATGAAGCGACTCTGTAGCTCATCGCTAACCAGTGGCCTTAATGCCAGCTTTAAACGAGCAAGTTCGCTGGCATTGATTTCATGTCCAGGCTCGCCGGTGTCGGTATTGGTATTGGTATCAAGTTCGCTGATCTGTGCTAAACGCTCAGCTAGCGCACGAATTTCTTTTGCACCTGTTGAAAGTTGCATGAGTTGAGTCTCCTAATAAGTTTATTTATGCATAAATAGAGTATCACCATGAGAAAACAAACACGCAGCATTTTAGACGAAATTACCGGCTTAGTACCCAAGCAAGACAAGCATTTTCTTGTGGAAAGTCTAGCTGTGCAGGCCATTGCGCGAATTATCAACCTAACGGAAGTAATTCACCAAAATTACCCACAGCATCAAGCCGATGACCTGATTCGTAGACTACAGCTGGCCATTAAAAATGGTGATCCAGCCAAGTTTACACGCGGCGTCCGTTCTATCAAGGAAAACGAACAGTGAAAGTAACTGATTTAAAGCGCACACCGTTAGAAGAAGGCTTTATTGATAACCTAGTAGGTAAAGCATTAGGCATGTCTGGCGGTGATGGCATTACTGGGTTTATTAGAAGCCTCCAAGGAGAAGGTGCCGCATTAAAAAAACTATCCGATGCCATTGAAGTTGGTCTAGTAGGCGCTCTGCGTCGAGAAGCTGGACAAAACTTTGCCAAGATACAAAGAGACCAAGTTCCTTTGCCTTTGTCAGCAATGATCAAGCTTGGCTTAAAATCAGCCGAAGCTGTATCTGCCAAAGAAACTGGTACTGCCACAGCAGCCGGCACAACTAGTTCAGATCCTGTAAGTGCTGATCAAATTGCCGAGCTTATTAAAAATAACAAGCGGTCCGTGGTCACTGTAGCCGGAGGTGGTGTAAACGCCATCGTTGACGCAATTGTACAGGTGGCCGGCGGAGCCGAAGCAACACCTATTGACAATTTAAAATATGAAAAGGCCTTGGATGGGATTTGTCTTTCTATCGCTGCCGCCACAATTATTGCCACCGGTGAGGATCTCAGTGAGACTCCATTTAAAATGGATCCTGAACTTAAACAGCGATTTGAACAGTTAGGAGCACAGATCCTTGACATCCTGCTTGATCCTTCAAATGGCCTAAAGCAAAACCAAGATTTCCTTGACAATATCAAAAACCTAATCATTGTTCATTATCTCAATGAGCGCATTAGAAAAAGATATGCGGTAATGACCGCGGCTCAGTTGGTTCAGTTAACAGCAGAAACACCGGACATCTTAACAGATGGAGAATATAAAAGATTTTTATCTTCGCATAATCCAGCTGTTGCCCCTATTGCCAGCGAAGTAGCTAAAAATTTAAAAGCAGCCATTCAAGGACAGTTTAAGGTATGGTTAGAATTGGCTGCTGATGAAGCTGCCACAGGACGCAAGCCACAGGAATCGTTGAACCTATACACAGCTTGGGCTAGAACAGTAATTCAAATGCTTGATCAAAGCAAGTATGGTTCAGCACCTGGAGCACCTGGAGCACCAGAAGCCAGTCCTCTCGATGACCCAGAAAAATTCATTGAAGATCTAGAAAAATATTTGGCCTCTGGCGGAACAATTACACCCGAACTGTTGGCTCTACTCAAGGAATTAGTGAAATGAAATTACAAGAAGTCAACAACTTGAAAAGACAAAAGCTCTACGAGGGTTTGCAATATAGCAGACAGATTCTTGCCGAGTCAGTGAGTGGTTTAACTGAAGATCAAGCTCGCGTGGTAAATCACATTTATCGTAAATTTACACCACTGATTCATGCAATGTTAACAGAAGCGCCATTGAGCAAGACAACAATTGGTCAGATTTTTCAAAGTATTGAAACTCAAGCAACATCTGCTGGTAGCAATCGAACATTGCTTGGCAAAGGTGTTGATGCTGGTAAAACAGTTAGCAAAATTACTGATCAGTTCGGCGAATGGCTACAAACAACTACTCCAATACAAGCCGCTGATCAGAAATTTGAAAAACTGAAAAAAGATGTCAAAGCCAAGCTTGGTGATGACAGCCGAGTAATGAAAGGCGTTAATAGCCTTGGCCAATGGGCCAAAGACAACCCAGGTACTTCCGCGGCCGTAATTGGTCTAATGACAGTGATCGCCAGTATTGCTGGTAGCCCGGCCGCTGGTGCTGTTGTGGCACTTGTTCTTAGAAGTTCTTTGGAATTAATAAAAGGTGAAAAGCTATCGACCGCAGTTGGCCGTGCATTGAAAACTGCTGCCATTACTTGGCTTGCTGGAGAAGCACTTGAATTGGTCAAAGACGGTATCTTGGCAGTATTTGATCGTATTGCTGATATCTACAAGATTACCACAACAATTACTCCAGTCAATGATATCATTGGTGATGTAAACATGATGGTTGAAGTCAACGGTCGTTCTTATATTGATGTCAGCAACATGCCAATGTTTAAAGCCGACTATGAAGTGTTAGACAAGTTAAGAGATCAAGTATTTCAATCAGCTGAAAGAGATGCCGCTGCCTTTGCTTCGGCTCATCAGGCCTTTTATGCAAAACTAGCCGAAGTCAGTACCGCAGATTATGCTGCCAAATTGGCAGCGGCTGCTCAGCAGTCTGGCGAAACCTTATCTAATGTTGCTGTGTTTGACACAGTACGCGATGGTATCAACAGCGTAGGCGATGCAGTAATTGCACTGGGTCAAGGTGTAGCCGCTGGTGCCAGTGCCATGCCCGGGGATAAAAAGGACGGCGAAAAACCTGAAGAAAAAGGAACTGCATACGACCTAGACGCTGGTAAAGAAAAAAGTGGTCCAGGCAATCGTAAGGTTGGTGATATTGTGCGGTTTGGTGCCGCCGGCGATCCAAGCAACGCTCAATGGACAGGCGAAGAAGGTAAAGAATGGGAAATCATTGGTGGTGCATTATTTGATAGGATAATTGATGATCCGTCAACTGACCGTGTGAATAACATTCAGCGTGATACTTCTAGAAAGGTACACAAGTTATTCATTGACAAAGACAATGCCAAAAAATTGTTCACACTCGAAGGCAGAAGGCTTGCTACTGGCAAACAATTTGCAATTTTTGAAGCTATTCAATATATCTATGAGAATCCAGCGTTACTAACAAAGCTTCAAACTGACACTACCAAGCTATTACAGAAACTTGCCGTCAAAGGCGGCAATATTACCAACAAAGTAACAGCAGATAAACTTAGACAGGCCTGGGAGAAGGCTGGTAGTCCAATGGACAGTGATGACTTTGCTGAATTTATGTCAACACAAAACCTAGACGCTGAAGTTGTAAACAAAGCATAATCCGTTATTGGTTACAAACCTTCCAGCGTAAGCAATGCAGATGCAAATGCAAGAAGAGCAGAAATTCAAGCAGACAAAGCCAAGGCCAAAGCTGATGCAGAAGCCAAGGCCAAAGCTGATGCAGAAGCCAAG